AAGTCAAAATACCAGAAAGAACTTGGTAGACAATTAAAGATGTTGAAGAAGAAACATCCTCGAACTAAGATTACAGCACTCATGAAGCGCGCTCATAGATCTACACGAAAGGTTCTGAAACGCTAATCATAGAATGCTCCAGGTCGAAAGAACGTCACAAACCTATGAGTTCATAGATTTCTTTCGAACTCACGACCTGGAGCCGTCTATGTTTCAAATCTGCAGGAGAACTTTGACTTGTTTGTGAACATAATTAGGATTCAAGTTTGAAGTAAATCCTTGGAAGACTAGATATTGGACCGTACAGCTAAAGCCTAGAGGCTTGTAACCGCCTTTTTTATTTCGACCATACACTCTAGTGGGTGAATTGGCTCGATATTTGCAAACTGAGACATCAAGAAATGAAGGATTTGGGAACATTTCTTCGGCTGCGATTTGTAGCTTCACATAATCAATAAAAACTCTAGGCATTTTATTCAAATCCATTCTCTAAAATTGCGATTAATGCTTTAATTTCAGCAGGAGACCTTTGTTCTAAGTACCAAAGTAATCTGGCGGAAGAAATATCCGTGTAGTGTTCTATCTTTCTTGTGTTATTTGCCAGTATAGCATCATCAGATTCATTTCGATTTCGTTCAGAACGCAATTGGTCGCGTATCCATGCGCTGAAATTAGGTTTCTTTTGTGCTAAATCCCAAGTTGTTGGACATAATGTTATCAGTTTTTGTCTCATTTCTTTCGTTCTCCTAATAGATAATTGGTGCAATCAGTACACAATTTACTCATACAAGGCGTAATCATGTAATCATATGAGCCTCCACAGCGTTCGCAAGCGCAAATTCGACCACGACTGTCTCTGATTGGTTCCATATTTAGCCCTAAACGGCTTTTATACATATATATATCCCAGAAATACAGGGGTCCGGCCTAGATTCAGGGGACTACGCCCCAAATCCACGCCAAGACGGCCCAGATGTTCAAGACAAGGTATTCAAGAAATATAATAAGTCTCTCCCATTCATGATAGGTTATGGCACTAAAGAGGACATCTTCTGACATACAAATTTCAAGCGGCGTAACACAGGCACTACCAGACACCTTCACACAAGTTGAAGTTGATCTAAGTTTGTCTCCACTAGACAACGAGATTTTCGTTGTTACAGCATTAGATATTGATACTCGCCCTCCAGATTTCCAAGCAGGTCTTGACAGCCAGGTCAAAGCATATGTATCAACAACATCTCAATCCGTAGCACCTGGTATTGATAACAGCAATGTACTAGGCTCTCAGAGACTATCTATTCAGGCTGCAGGATCTGTTGATAGTGGTGTAGGATTTGACCAACTTGGTGGAACTACTCCAACTGGTGCTCTAATGAACATCGGTATTATTGCAACTAACAACTTCTTTATTGGAGTCGATTCAACTAACTGTATTAACTTGAAGGCAACTAATGTTAGACTCTATGGATATCGCGCTCGTGCAGATGCAGCTACATACGCAGCACTTGTTCAGAGCGAAGTTCTCTCTGCTTGAGGTGCTTAAGTTGGTGGCCATTTATGGTCGCTGGTGTGGACCCAATTGGACAGACGGTCAAGCAATCAGCGCACGAGACTACAAACTCCAAGGTGGAGATTTCAAAGGCTCGTGCGTTGATGCTCTTGATTGTGCTTGTCGTGAGCATGACAAGGGGTGCTCCGGTAAATCTGGATGTTCTGCTGCTGCTGATAGGAAACTAGCTGCAAAGGCACAATGGATTGCGCTAACTAATCCTAAATTACGTAACGTTGCACAAGTAGTTGCGTCAGGAATAGCACTTGCATCATTAACAAGGAGTAGATAATATGCCAACAGTAACAATGACATTAGAAGAATACGAAGCATTACGGTCACTAATTACTAGTGAAAGAGAATCTGAAGGAACTAGTTTAGCTCTAAGAGATGAAGCTACAAAACCTAAGAGACGTAAGAAGTCAAAATACCAGAAAGAACTTGGTAGACAATTAAAGATGTTGAAGAAGAAACATCCTCGAACTAAGATTACAGCACTCATGAAGCGCGCTCATAGATCTACACGAAAGGTTCTGAAACGC